GCTACCAGGATCATACACCGTGCCAATCACCGGCTCCTCCGGTTCGATCGTGCCCTTCCTGAGTTTGCTCTTGGTTGAAGAGAGCATCCCAGAGAAAAGCGCAGTCGTCCCAAGAGATGCACCAATGATAGCGCCGAATGGCAGTAAAAGTGCCATCTTTCCCTTGCGCGTGATTTGATTGCCGTATTTAACTAGTTTCCCGTAGATTGGACCACGGATGCCGAGTTTTGCTGTTTCGGCGTGAAATTTATTATCAGCGGCATTGAGATCATTGACATCCGTCGCGTTAGCGTAAGCGGTGTCATGGTCTCGACAAGCTGCGTCCAGAGCGTTGACGGGCATTGAAACCCCATCAGCAACGCTGGCCTGCATCTTACCGTCGGAATAGTACATCCCGCAATAGTTGGTTGTGAAATCCATGATGAAGAAATGAATGAATGAAAAATTTTGTTTTATTTGTCCGCCATAGACGACCTGTTTACAGGTCTTTTTGAGTGAAACTATCCAACAGACTGTAGTCTACACAGTCAGTCAGATTCTTTGACAAAGCGGAGCGCAACTGCTCCTCCGCTTCACGGGCTGTTATACCGTACCGAGCCTCAAAGAAAGCCTCGGTGTCTTCAGTTGGTTTATGTAAGGAGGTGGCCATACTCTTGTATACCGCTCTGTCGTCAACAAACTCCTTTTTCGCTGTCTTCTTCAGCAAACTCAACTGATGCTTCGTGTATTCGCGCAGCACCGGTATATAACCAGCTTCCACGCGCAATCCCAACAGCATACCCTTGACCTCTCCCTCCGTGAGTTTCCTCAGTGAAAAACCTATTTTGGGCAAACGCTTACCCACCTTCGGTCCCAACACAAACCCGTCAGAAACGGGCCAGAAGAGAGAGGAACAATACTCAACCTCATGCCAAGCGGTAGAGACTTTCACTTTAGTCTCGAATCCAAGCCGCTTGTTAAAGGCACCAAGTTCTTCAGTCAACGCGCTTTTTTGTTCAGG